AGTTACAGAGTTCTTTACTTTTCCCTCATCAGAGTAGCGACTTGATTAGTTAAAACTTTTTTAGTGCAACATCGGAACAGACCGTTTTTTCTATTGGTAAGCTATCTTGTCAAGCAATGGTCATTTTTTGATGGTTCCTATATTACCCACAATTCTGTTAGAATCATCGTCTCTTATGGAAAGGTGGCAGAGTGGTTGAATGCGCCGGACTCGAAATCCGGTATACGGTTATACCGTATCGAGGGTTCAAATCCCTCCCTTTCCGCCATTTTCTTTTCTGAGACAATCCAAGACAATCTGAGACACGGCGAGACATTCGCCTTCAAAGCCCCGCCGTTATTGGCTTTCAGGGCTTTAAAATTTCCGCTCTGTAATTTCCGATTGAGACATGACGAGACACGAAAAGACATCATCCTAACTTCGTGTGGTGGACATATTGGTGGACAAAATTAATATGGCGGAGGATAATTCTATGTATGGCGGACTGATGGTGGACGCCAAAAAGCGGAGGAATTATCCTATGCAAGTTACAGCCAAAAATTTATTCAAGCTCCCGGACGGAAGACATCCCGTTGCACCGAATTTAATTCTTGTCGTTCGGGGTTCTTCTCGATCGTTCGTATTCAGATACACCTTGGCCGGGAAACGCCGGGAAAAAAGTTTGGGCTCGGCCAACAAGATCACAGTCAGCCAGGCGAAAGAATTGGTCGAGAAGTTCAGAGTCGGCCTGGCTGACGGTGCCGCACCCATAACGCCGAAGGAGTCTTTGGATAAGGAAATAAAAGGCGAGCTCACTTTTGAGGACTATGCCTTAGAGACCATCAAGAAGATCGCTTCTGTGAGAATGTGGCGAAACGCAAAGCATAAGGAGCAGTGGTTCACTACTGTTCGCGCCTATGCCTTTCCGGTCCTGGGCAAAAAGAAGTTATCTGAAATTAAGAAGGCCGACATTCTGGCGGTGCTTGAGCCGTTGTGGTCGACCAAAACGGAGACGGCCTCCAGAGTCCGCGGTCGTTTGGAAAACATATTTTCTTACGCTGTAGCGGATGGCCTCATGGACTTTAATCCCGCTCTCTGGAGAGGCAACCTTGACAGAGACCTGCCGCCCGCTTCTAAGGTTCAGCCGGTCAAGCACCAGGAAGCTATGCCGCTCGAAGAGTTACAAGAAAAGATCGGCTGCTTCTATCCTGCAACGACAAGAACAAAGCAGGCAATCCTCTTCACAATTCTGACAGCCAGTCGCGTAGGAGAATCCGTCCCGGCGCGCTGGGAAGAGATCGATTGGGAAAATCGTATCTGGTCCGTACCTCCGGAAAGACGAAAAGACCAAAAGCCATACCCGCACCGTGTCCCCTTAAGTGACCAGGCGATTGAGCTTTTGAAGACTATTGAGAAAAAGAGTGAATATATTTTCGGTGTCTCTGAGAAAAGCCTCGGGGGTCGCTACAGCCTGACGCCCCTGCTCAAGAAAATGACCGGAACGACTGCCACAATGCACGGCTTCAGATCTACATTCAGAGACTGGGCGGCTGAGAATGGTGTTCCGGACATTGTTGCTGAAAAATGCCTGATGCATACAACAGGAAACGCCGTTGTCCAGGCGTATCAGAGATCTGATCTTTTGGAACAACGGCGTAAAGTAATGCAGCAGTGGGCGGATGCAGTCTTTAGCGAAGTTTCGTCGGCTGCTTAGACATCCAGTTGTCTATATCTTTAATATGCCACCGTGGACGCCCTGCAATATAGCGGGGCGTCGGAAATTTATAGAAGTCGGCATCCTTTCTCCAGCGGTCCACCGTCCGGGTCGTGATACCCAGGTAGGTCGCCAGCTCCATTTTGCTTAGCCAGGTCGCTGTCATTTTTCGTCCCCTATCGTTTGGTCGTACAAGGCCTTGTCGGTTTCTAAGACCGCAATGCGGTCGTCTATGCATAGTTCAAGAACCTGCCAGAAGTCTCCCTCGTAAATAGAGCCGTTCTCCCAGCGATTGATAGCGTCTTTTAAGATCCCGTTGGAGCGCTTGAAATACCACGACATATTCCGGAAAAACGCACGGTCTTCTTCCGGCATTTCAAGGGCGGCATCCGAGCGACGACGATTCAAATACCATTGAGCTTTTTTAAGATCGAGGAGTTCGGAGGCGCCATCTTTGTGGCCTGCGCGGAAACAATACTTGATGGCGTTGCCCTCGCAGAACGGCAGGCGCTCGCAGAAGTCAATGGGTTCGAGCTTGATTGATTGCTCTTCGTAGTGGGACGGATGATTAACTAAGTCGCTCATTTTGCTTTCTCCTCTTCAATACGTTTCAGTTGTCTTTCAATCTTGGCTTCCATGAGCTTGTCGATCTTGGCTCTGAGTTCCGTCTCACCTTCGAGCAGGTACTCGACCTGCCTTGCCATAAGAAGTACGTCCGCAAGTTCCTTGGCGTTTTCTTCACGAGCGATTTCAAATTGTTCGCGAACAATGGCTCTTGAAATCGGTGTATGACTTCTGTCATCAAGGAGACTGATGTAATAGAACACTTTGGAGCTTGACGCAGAGAACTCAGCGCACTCTTCAGCGAGCTTTACTGCTTGAACCTCAAGCCCGTAGTGGTCGGCAATTTGTTTTAACTTATCTTTCATTTTTATAGCCTCTAAAAAATTCTTCGACGTTCGGTGCGCCTAGTTCTTTCAGGCGCTTGAAGTTAAGGACATAGGCATACCCGTTGTAGCGGCTGGAACCTATGAGTTCTTGGTTAATAATCCCTTCGAGTTTCAGTGCCATAAGAGCGCGTCTCAATGTCTCGTAGGCGAGCCCTGATACTTCTTGCAGTCGGGTGAGTGTCACCCGTCCTTTGAGGTTGATGTTGTAGAGGAAGAAGTAGAGCAGAATCTTTGCCGAGTACGGCAGGCCCTTTCTTCTTAAGCACCACTCAGGCAGGGTCTCTTCAATCCGCTGTCTGCGTTTCTTGGATGTTGGCATAGCCGGGTCTCCTATAGGTTCTTTGATTGAGAACTGCGCGGGCAGTGGGCGAAATCTCCTTGACGCCGCGACTTCCGTCTCTGTTTCTTTGTTCGTCCACAATCTGAATGGCGGCAAGCAACTCGCGAACGGTTCTCTGCGGGGCCAGCTCCATAGCTTCCTTGAGCATGGCTACAATCTCAGTGCAGACATCCTGCAGTATGGCGAGCTCATCGGCCTTGATAACATAGTGCATGCTCACACCGCTGCGCTTCCGGCGCACAATGTTTGAATATGCATCGAGCACGGCATAATGACGTTCACGAAATTCGTCAACGGCTTCCTCCTGACCCTTCCAACGTCTATCGAACATCAGCATGCCGCCCCAGTTGAGAAGGTCCTGCAGCTGATGCATTTGATCGTCCGTTGCAGTGCCGCGCGGAAGGACTATCTCGACAATCAGGCCGATCTTGTTAATGATGTCTTTGATCTCGTCAATCGTTTCCCGCGGATAAGAGCACCCCGTTCGGCGTATCGCCCGAGGTTTGTACTCCTTGCGCGGCTTCTTGTTTCTTGGCATTTGCTTGTTCCTTCTTTAATCTTCTGAGTTCTCTGCGGCGCTCATTGATCTTGTCTTTGCGTTGTTCATAGGTGGCTTTCTTGTACTCAACCAGCCGCTCGAACAGCGCCTTTTTCTTTTCAGGGCTCATAGCGTGGTAGAGTTCCCTGCGCTTGCGGTTGTATTCCTCACGGTGCTTCCTTCGGTATCGGGCGTCGTACTCTCGCCTTCGGGCAAGCCGTTCCCCATGCGTCATCTCTACGCGCTTAGGCACTTCGCCTTGCTTCTTAGCTTCTGCCTTTTTCTCTTCCCGCCGCTCCTTAGCGCGCTCGCGTTTGCGCTCGGCTTTCTCCTCTGCACTCAGCGCATGAGCTTGGCCCGAGGCAGGAGCCGTGGTGTACCCGTTCATAAGAGCTTTGTGGTACTTGATGTGAATGGTGTAGTGCTCCATCCCGAGGCGCTCCTCAATCTCGTACGGGCTCAGACCTTGAGAAGCGAACGTCCTAATCCTTTGATCGAGAAGGTTCATTTTTCTCTCCCTTATTCCGCAGGTAGTCAAGGAGCATGTCCTGGACTTCCCGCTTAGATCGTTTTTTAGCCAAGGCCACATAGTCGATCGTGTCCCGGGCAAGAATCTGGTAAACCGTCACAACTCTCGGATGGCCTGCCTGCATTTGGCGCATCGGGCCGATACGCTCAATCACCTGGAGGTACTCTTCGAGGTTCCACCACTGGCTAAAGAACACGAGCTTGCTGGAGCCGTCCTGCAGACTCAGGCCGTGCCCGGCGCTCGCGGGGTGCACCAGGAGCATGGGAATCTCGCCGTTGTTAAAAGCCTCGACTGTTTCCGGACGTTTATCGAAAGCGCGGGCTTTTGGGAATGCCTCAAGAATGCGGGCAAGGTCTGTCTTAAATTGGTAGGCCACAAGGAGCGGTTCGCCTGCTGCTTCTTCCACAATGGAGGCGAGCGCGTCGAGCTTGGCCGTATGCACCTCCTGCCAGTTATGGGTGTCGTCGGTGTAGATCGCACCGCTGGCGAGCTGGAGGCACTTCACCGTTTTAGCCGCGGCGTTAGCTGCTTCCACCGTGGTGGCATTGGCCAGCTCGATAAAGAGCTCCCGCTCCATGTCGTTGTACAGGGCCTTGGCTTCGTCCGGCAATTCGACTTCGACGTTCACAAAATGCGGCTTGTCTAAATCGAAATAATCCTCGGCCTTAATCGACAAGCAGACGTCCGAAATGGCATTCTGAATCTGCTCCTGGGCGTACTCCAGAGGGACCCACTGCACGGCGGCCGCAGTCGCGCCGACTCTCAGAGGTCTAAACCAACGCTCGTGAAACGCGGTGAAAGACTTCCCCAGGCGCTGGCCGTTGTCGATAAACCACAACTGGCCCCACAGATCATTGAGCCCGTTAGGAGAGGGCGTACCGGTGAGCGCAATAAACCGCCTGAAGAAGTTGGTGAACTTGGCCAGCGCCTTCGCTCGCTTAGAACCTTGTCTTGTCCGGAAACTTTTCAGCCTGGTGGACTCGTCGGCCACGACAACCGGGAAGGGCCACGTGTAGTTGTGACTCGTGAGGTAGTTATCCAGCCACTGCAGATTGTCATAGTTAATGACATAGACATCGGCTTTGGTATGCAAGGCCTTGACGCGCTCCTTCGTGCTGCCGAGGATGGGCGACACTTTGAGGTGGCAGAAGTCGGACCACTTCCGGACCTCACTCGGCCAGGCATTACGGGCTACCGCAAGCGGAGCGATTACAAGCGCCGGACCTTCACCATAAAGATCTTTTAGGATCTGGATAATCATGAGCGCGCTTGAAGTTTTGCCCATGCCCATCGGAACGAACAATCCGCAGCGCTTATTTTTTAAAGCGAATCGGATCATGAGTTCCTGGTAAGGCCAGGGCTTGAAATCTCTCGGCATAGTTACGGCTCCACAGATCGAGACAATGCAACAAGGTGGCTCACCAGGGACTCGGCCTGATCCTCGCCGCACACGACGTAGACCTTGCATCCGGCATTCTGCAACCGAGCATGCTCGCGGACCTGATGAGGCCTGAGCGCGCCGTTGTGCGCCTTCGCCTCAATCCAGGCATGCACGCCCGGGAGCATGACGAGCAGGTCGGGCGCTCCCCGGCAGTTCTCCCAGGAGCATTTACGAACCTCGCCGCCCGCCTCTTTGATGCGCTTTTTAATCAGCGCGACGACTTTGCCTTCGGGCGTCATTATCGGTTCTCCTCTTTTTTCTCCATGCGGCGGACGCGGGTCTGAAGCTGGAGGATCTGATAAGTGAGACTGTCGAGCTTATTCAGGAGGCCCGTCAGCGCGAGCGCTACCAAGGCGAAAACCGCAATTAAAACGATAATCAGGATGTCCATTTACTACTTCTCCTTAATCTTTCTTGTATCTAAGTGAAGTGAATCCCGCCGCCGCAAGCGGCAGGTCCGGTGCCCAACTGGGCGGAGTTGACATGAGCTTTTCAAGCTCGGTGTTGTCTTTAGAGAGGTCGGCCTCAGTGATAAATTCGTCATGCACTGAGAAGACGATTTCAAATCCTGCTTTCTCGATTGAATCCATGGCGCCGATCAAGATGTCTGCTGCCGCGGCCTGGGTTGCGTTTTCTACGATTTTTCCAGAGTAGGTCGGAATGCGCTCCCACTTCCGGGAATATTGGTTGATCCCCATGTAGGAGAAGGTGCCGGTGCCGACTCCGCCATCCTCCAGGCGGGCGCCGGGATAGCAGATAAATCGGCCGCTCGGCAGTTTCATGCGCAGCCAAGATCCGTTTTTACTGAACCAAACCTTGCCGGCTTTGGCGGGGACACCCTTGAGCGCGGAGACTGCGGCCTTGTCGACATCGGCCCAAAACTTTTGGATCGCCGGGTGCGCATCACGCCAGGCGAGCTTGACCGCTTCGCAGGCGATAAAAGTTTCGCGCTTTAAGCCGTGAGTGAGTTTCTTTTCTTTGTACCACTCATAAGACCCTTCGGCTTGTCCCCAGTAGGAGAAGGAAATATTTTCCCGGACATGTTTCGCAAGCTCATCCAGGTCAATCGAATAGGCGGACGCGAACGTTAGGAATGCACCGACGCCGCCCTGGTAACCGAGCGCAAGCTCCATGACCTTACCAATCTGTCTTTGGTGCTTGGTCACGTCTTCCGGACGAATACCGAAGGTGCGGCCGTAAGTCGCTTTATAGAGGTCAGGGCCGTGACCGGCGTCGAAGTCTCGGAATGCTTTGAGCTTCCATTCTTCACCGGCAAGCCAGGCGAGCATCCGGCCTTCGATATTGGACAAGTCGGCTACAACGAGGTGCTTCCCGGGCGTGGCCATGATGCAGGACCGCAGACAGGAGGACATGAGCTCACCCGGCTCCGCCAGGTACTCGGCCCAGCCTCCCTTGATCGCTTCGATCCCGGCGTCAATAACGTATTGCGGGAGCGTCGGGCGCGGCAGGTTTTGCAATTGCATCAGCCGCCCGGCATAGCGGCCTGTACGGGTGGCACCTCTAAACTGGAGGCATCCGCGCATGCGGCCGTCCGCACTGGTCGAGGCAATGAGCTTTTTGTATTTGGCAGTGCTCGTCTTAGTGGACGCCAGGCGCACACGCAACAATTCCTTGACGTCTTCCGGCAGATTCTCGTCGTTCAAACGACGCTCGATTGTGGACTTAGTGAGGTCCGGCAGGCTGACGCAATACTGCTGCAGGATGTGCGCCAGGAGCGCATCGCGCTGAGTTGCGGCCGCGACTTCTCCATTAGTGAGGTCTTGGGTGCGCTTGGCATTCTCTGCCCGGAGCTTGTCGGCCAAAGCGATAGCGGCACGGGCAAGATCGAGGTCCATCCGGACACCTCTATTATTAATGCGCTGATCGATCACGAATTGAGCGCGATCCCTCGGGCCCCAATTCCAGGACGGCAATTTTTTGTAGATCGCGCGCATGGCTTCGACGTCCAGGCGGCAGTAGTTCACAAAGCGGGCCCAATCCTCCGGATCCGTCGTGCGGTTGCGCACGTTGCCCTTACTGTCGGGCTTGCAGAATTTCAACACGAGGCGCCGGCCGTCCTTGTCTTTCGCCTTGTCAACGCCGAGACCGTAAATCTCAGACAGAGCGCCCAGCGATCCGGGCAGGCCGTGGGAATACGCTTTGACCATACAGTCATCTACGCGCTCGAAAGGGATGTCGACATGGAGGTTTTTGGCCTTGCGCAAGACAGGGACGTCGAAATTAGCTCCGTTATGCCAAACGAGATTGACGTCCGGAGCATTCATTTCTGCGGCGGCAAGCACGGCCTCCAGCTCGAACGGCATTCTCTCGCCCGTTGTGACGTCCCAAACTTTTGCCGGACCGTCATCAATCGCATAGCCAAACAGCAGCACCTCGCAGTCTTCTGCGTACTGGTGAGGGCCGTTCATGATGTCACGGGTACTGAAGGTTTCTAAGTCTGCCCAGAGGGTTGTCATATTTAGTCTCCTTAATAACTGCCCCTCAGACGAAGGGCAGATGGTTAAAAAGGCTTTAGTTAGTTGGCCCCTGTTTGCTTATCAGGGCGGCTTGTAAGAGGTCCATTACGTTGGTCAAACTTCTGAGGTACAGCTTTTTGGCAAATTCTCCGAATCCGGAAGTTTCAGGATCAAAATCACTTTCAACTTCAAGAGTTGTCTTAATTGCAGACATGACCGCATAGGCTTCTATCTCGGATAGTCCGAGCACAACGCCTTGTCCCTCCGTTTTAGTCTTTGCCATGGCTTACTCCCAGGGCTTCTTGTCGTCGTCGCTCGGCTCGTCGTCTTCGATCACCTCGAAGTCGCTGGCCTTAGCAGGTCCGGAGCCGGAGCCGAAGGCGTCACCGTCCTTCGCAAATTGAATACCTATGAGCTTGCAGTTAATGCGGCGGCCGCCCTTGGGGTTGTCTTGTGCCCAAATTTCAATACGTGCATTGACGTAGCAGCCGGAATAGATGAGGCCGTCCTCTTTCGTGATCGGTTCGCACTTCTTATTAAAGACAGAAGGTCGGGAAGGGTTGCGCGCGCTGACAAACATCATGCCGTCATAGCCGTCGTAATCCTTAGTACTGCCGTCACGCAGGCAGACGCGGTTTTCTCTCACCAGTTTGGCCAGGACGTCCTTGCCCTTGGCGCCCCATTTTTCAGTAGCGACGCGCATCATCTCAGCTTCGACCTTTTTGACTTCCGGGGAATCTTTCGGCATGAGGATGGATGCGGAGTAAACGGGGTCCGAGCCGTTGGAAGAAGACGGAGTGAAGACGTGTTCAAAAGAGAGACGGCCATAAATATTGAATGCCATAGTTGTGCTCCTTATTAATTAGAGATAGGTGTGAAATCGGATGCGGTTGCGACCGGAGACCATGTCGGGCGCTTGTCTGCTGCCGGGACGACGGTCGGAGTCGGTTCGCTTCTGGTGATGATGGTTTCGGCGCGCTTCCACTGGCGCTCGCCGATTCGACCCGCCTTCATGAGTTTCTCCAGGGCGGTCGGAGTGATGACTTTGTAGGTGTAGCGCTCGTCCTCTTTCAGCTTGAAAGACTTGAGCATGGCTTCGGCTTCCGCATTGCTTGTCCATTGACGATTGCCCGGGCGGCCTAAGACGAGTTTGAATCCTTCGACCTCAACACCTTGCATCATTTGGTCATAGGCGGCCTCACGCACCGCGGCAATCCACGGCTCAAGAAGGTCGGCGAGTTGAAGATTCAAGGAGAGCTGCTCGGAGCTCAGGGCTTCTTCCGGGACAATCGGGATGTCCTGGCCGCGATCGAGCACCGGACGGAAGTCGCAGGCCTCGGCTGCCTTCTGCTGAAGAGCCGGGCACGCGGCCTTAGCTTTGCAGAATCGGCAGGCATCAGCAGACGGCTCCAGTGCGGCGAGCGGCAGAGGATCGGCGTGCAGATAGTTGATCGCAATAGACGCTCGCGCCCGGGCTTTGTTCACAAACTCATCCAGCTCGGCCGGAGTGAGCTTCCAAGAGCAGATGTTGTTAATGCGCGGCTGGAAGATCGTGAGCTCAATGTCTTTGACCTCGTCGATCACATCGAACAAGGGCAAGGCACCGGCGGCGTAAATCATGAGCTGGGTATTGTGCTCGGCGTCGACCTTCACGCCCTTACCGAATTTAAGGTCAATGATCTTGAGCGTGCCGTTGACCAATGCGGCGCAGTCGATTGTGCCCTTGGCATTAGCTTCACCGGTGACCTCTGAGACAGAAACCGGATACTCAATGCGGCGGACTCCTCCTAAGGTTTCGCGTTCAACGAAAAGGACATAGTCTTGGACGAAAGTCATGTTGTCTGAGCCCAAGGCCTCAGTCGGCTGAGGCTGATTCTGAGGATCAAGGAGGTGTGCGGCCCAAGCATGGGCGAGTGTGCCTTCCTCTGCATAAGAGGACGATTCGTCCGGGAAAAGGCGAGACAAAGATACGCTTCCCGGGCAAGACATCCAGCGGTGTGCAGATGACGGGGATAAAAGAGCGTGGGCCATTACAGAACTCCTTCAGCTTGGAGAGCTTTAACCAGGGCATCGCAGAAAGCGGGCAGTTTTTCGTCCGGCAGTTCGGACTGGCGTCTTACGCCGAAAGAATGGAGAATCTCGGCACCCTTGGCTGGCGAATGCTCGAAGAGCTTTTGCAGTTTGGAGACCATGGCCTCACGAAGTTCGACAGGGTTGATCGCGGGGGCGGGAGCGGCCTTCGGTTCGGGTTTAGGCTCCGGAGCAGGTGCTGGCGCTGCCACCGGAGGAAGGTCAGCCGCGGCCACAGGTTCGACCGGTGCGGCTTTGGGCTCAGGCGCCGGAGCGGCCACGGGTTGAATCGGTGCGGCGGCCGCAACAGGAGCCTGCACAGGTTTCATGCCCATGGCCTGTTTAACAATCTCAGCCAGGTATTGCAGTGCTTTGGTGTTTTCTTGGATGGCAGTTTCTAAAGACATAAATATCTCCTTTAGTCTTAGATGGAAGGGCGATCGGGGAAGAAGTCCCCCGTTTCTAGGTTGGAAATGGCGTAGCCGATCTTGTCGATTCGGGCACGGATGGCGTCTAGCTGGCGGCGGGATACGACGATCTGATCGTCCGGAGAGTCTTCGTCGAGATCGAGGTCATCGATAAGCGTGCCGTCCGGCAACAGAATCTTTCCTTCAGATTCGAGAATCGTGTCAGTTGCTTTTTCGAGGTCGGATGCATAGCCGCAAAGCTCCTTTTCAAGATCGCCTAGACCTTCGGTTACATCCTCATCAAATTTTCTGAGCGCTTCCTTTACCTCTTCGGTCTCCTCCTGGGCATAGGCCACGTCCTGCTGAACGGCCTCCAGGCGATAAGCCAATGTCCGAATGATCGGCGGCATATTGGTTAAGCCCTCGGAATGCAGCCAGGAGAGAAGCTCGTCATCAGTCAACTGATTGAAGTTGTAGGAGGCGAGGTTAAAAACTGAGTTCATAAGAGACCTCCGAGCAGTTCCGGAAGACTGAAGACGAGGTAAACAAAACCCCAGAAACCGAGGAAGGCGACGAGCGCGCCGACGGCGATTTCAAAGTCGTTAAAGTCGCGTCGCATGAGGAACTCTCCGGAAAGAAAAATTCATAACGGGCCATGGCTCGATTTCGTATTGAGTAATCGCCTGTTCGGAGTTTTTGGCGGAGTTGCTGCTAATGAAGCTGCAGACTTTTTCAATGGCCTCAGGAGAGGGCAACACACCATCAGCGATTGCATTCGCATCGTCTGGAGTGATATGGAGAAGATTGACGAGCTTTGCGACGGGCATTTCTGGATAGCCCTTTGCCATGAGAGTAAGCATGAGCGCAAAGCTGAGTGCGCGGCCAGCGGCTTTTGAAGGAACTTCGCTTTTGGTATTCGGCATTTCGTTTGTCCTTTGAAATTTGATTTCAAACTCAACGACGCCATATTAACCTGAAAGAAATTTAATTTCAATAGGAATGAAATTAAATTTCATAGGAGGCATGAAAAAACCGTCAGAAGACGGTTTCTAGTTGCGGGAATCAAACTATAGTTTTTTGTATACACCTACAATCATTGCCTGCAGCTTATCACGCGAAAATTCGATCCATTTGCCCGCGTTCGGATGCTCGGGGGAAGTGGCGCGAAAATACCAGACATCAAGCTCAGAGCGTACTTCTCTTGCCACGCAAGTAATACCGCCGTTGAGGTTAAGTAGTCCGGTGAACATCTTGTCTTTAGGATACTCTTGAGGCGTCAAAGCATAGAGGAAATCTCCTCTTTGAAGTCTGGGCGCAAGGGCGTCATCCGGGGCTTCTATCGCGAAAATCTCAAGCCGCATCGCATCATCTTCTTGCGCTAGCTTTTCTCTTAAACCGGCGTCAGGAATTGGAGGAAGCCATTGTTTTAACTGGCTTTCATCTAGCTCAAGTTTCCCTGTAACGTATTGCTTCATAACAACAGCCGAATTGTGTATGAGCGGGATCCATTCTGTTACGCGGCTTTCTCTGGTGCCTATCGAATCTAGTGCTCCTGGGGTTTCAAGAAATTCGGGTCGGATTTCAAAGAAATCGGCTAGGGTTTTTATTAATCCTATTCTTGGCGAAGTTAGCTGCCCCGTCATTAGCCGGCTGAAGGTCGCTGCAGAAACGCCGACCTTTTTAGCTAACTCTGCGCCTGTGATGCCTTTAGCGGCCATTAAAAGTTTTAAATTCCGCCTGAGAATATCTGTTTTTCCATCTAGCGACATTTTGTCCTCTTAAATTTCATTCCTTCTGGAATAAAATTATATTCCCGATAGGCAGAAATCGTTGTAAGATTATTTCCGTATTTATTAAATTCGATTTCTGAAATGAAGAAGCCTTCCACCCTCGTTTCCGACTTAACCAGTCGTGGCTTAACTCAGTCAGAGATAGCTACTTTGACGGGATTAAGTCAGGGTTACGTGTCGAAAATCCTCAACAAAAAAGTATCCGACGTTCGCTATTCCGTGATTCTGAAACTTCAGCGAGCGCTTTATTTAACAAGCAAAAAGGGCAAATCAAAATGAGTATCCGCGCGATCTGCAAATGTTTCAAAGCAAATCAGCCGTTTACGGCGCAAGAAAGAGAACAACTTGAGTTTGCATTCGGAAGAGAGTTTCCCGATCGGATCCAAACTATCTACGGCCTATTACGCGAAGCGATCCATTTTGAGGACTCAGACGGCATCAGCCCAGCCAGTCTTATTCGGCTTATTGATGAGGACACTCCGGGTCTCGGTTATCGCGAAGCTCTAATTTTTGGAGTATGGCGCGGGGACGTTTTCTTTCTCGGGGGCATTCGACCGGTTCTATCTCGCATGAACCCTGAGCTTCACTGTCTCGACTTCATTGATCGAGACGACTAACCCAACTTTAGAAGGAGTTTGGAAAAATGAATTACAGAAAGCAAAAGCTACTTGATAGTTATGTTTCGCACTACACCACAAACGGCCGACATGATGGGCATGTCGAACCGGGTGTGGAAGTGGAAAAAGTCAGAGATTTCTTTTCCGATTTTATCGCATTAAGCGGCGATAGGCTCAATCGAATGACTCATCAGCAATTCCGGTCACTTATCCCGGAAAACTTATTCGATCACTATCAAATTTGCTCGGACGCGCTTTTCTCGGCTCCTTATCTAGCAAGAGAAGAAGTAGAAAAGGCGCTTGCGGCCACCGGCTACAAATATGAAATCCTTGATTTCCACGTTTGGAACGCGCAAGTCACTCCGTTCGTCGTTTACTACGGGAAAAACGACCCGCGTTACAAGCTCCAACGAAAGTATAGAAAAGGCTGGGGCTGGATCTTCCACCTCGTAAACACAGAGGATAACTTTCTGCTGGTTCTTAACGCACGAGGTTCCGATCGGCGGGAAATCTTTCTCGGGGATGAGATCGAGGCATTCAACGTCGGCCGAATTAAAGCGATGCGGTACGAACAAGAGCACGTGATTGTTGAACTCAAAGACGCGCGCCCTCGAGCCTTCTGGTATTCCAGAAAAGATCTGCTCGAATTTTTACACGAGTTCGATGTTATTTGCGGTCCGATTTTAAAAACCCAGGAGAAATAGCAATGACACACAAATTTAGCCCTACGTTCGGCCAAGCAGCACAAAAGCTTGTCGACAATGGATATCTGCCCATCCCCATCAAACCCGACACAAAGCGCGGTCTTGCGGGATGGCCAAACTATCGATTCAAACCAGAAGACGCGGAGAGATACAAAAGCCATTCAGTCGGAATTTTAACCGGGCAGGGCACTACTCCGGTCTACGCACTTGACTTCGATTCTGGCGACAAGGAGATCCTTGAGTACCTCATCACCAAGCATCATCTCGAAACTTGCATGGTTAGAAACTGCGGGCAAGTAAGAAGCCAACTGTTTTTTAGGTCCGGAGAGGCCGGCGTACCGCGCGTAATCACAAAGAAATACGAGGACGAGCAATCTGGTGAGCACATGATGGAGTTAAGAGGCGCCGGTAACCAATCAGTGATTATTGGCTTTAATCCTGACGCAGGCACCTTCTACCAATTCCCCGATAAAGGGAGCAATCCTTTCACAGTAAAGGCGGCCGAACTGCCTCTCCTCACGAAGGATCAGGCTTTAGCCGTTCTAAAGGATTTTGAAGACTATGTGGCCGCGCATCGAAAATGGAAAGTCAAAGAAGAAGGCGCGTCATTCGACAAGGGGCGCAACTCGGACGGCTCTCCGTTTAACTGGATGGTAGAGAAAGAAAACAGGCCAGAGATATCTATTCAAGAAGCGGAAAGCTACCTTAACAATTTGCCGAAAGAATACGTCGATACCAGAGAAGAATGGGTCAGAGTAGGGATGGCAATCCACTTCCAGTTTGACGGTTGTGATGAGGCGTACCAACTTTACGATAGTTGGAGTAAGAAGTCGGATAAATATGCCGGACCGAAAGATACGTTAGCTGTATGGAAAAGTTTCGACCGAGATCTATCAAAAAATCCCAGAACGTTTAAATCAATCATTTCGGCGGTAAACGCAAACCTCAAAAAGAAAGAAAGCGAGGAACTTGTATTGCTACTAAGCCGAATCGATGCGGCCGAAGACCAATATCAAGTGCAGGACGTGCTTAAGAGTGCATATCTCAAAGATAGACTCAACATTGAAAGCATCATCGTAAGAGCAAAGGGCCGACTCAAGGAATTAACAGGGCTCAGTTTCAAGCCGGCTCTCCTAAAAAGTTTTCTCCCGAAGGCTGATGACAAGAGCATAGTCGGTTTCACCGAAGATGCTAACGCCGTTAGATTCATCGAACGCTATAAGGGCCTCGTACGATATGTAGTCGATCAAGACAAATGGCTGGAATTCGTCGGTTACTACAAAGAGCAGACTCAAAAGGAAGTTCTGGAGTACGCACGCCAGACGATTGCTGTACTGCTAGACGACATGAAGAGGAACGGCGCGAGCGCGGCGGAAATTGCAAAAGTCGGAATGCTTTTCCAGAAGGCCGCTATGTACAAGCATATGCTGGAAATTGCAGCTGGTGACGTGGCCATTGCAGTGAGGGACGAAGACTTAAACACGTTAACCAGATACGTAGCTGTCCAAAACGGTGAGCTTGACTTGAAAAAGGTAGAGTTCATCCCGGCCGATCCGGAGCACTTCATTACTCAATGTATGGGAGTGGCATACGACCCTAAGGCCGAATGTCCTATCTTCAAGAAAGTTTTAAGCGACGCTTTCTACGGTGACGAGCGGATGATTAAGTACTTCTTGCGGTGTGTAGCTTATGCTTTACTGGGAGATCCGGTTGAGCAAAAGTACTTCACACTTCTTGGCGGCGGCGCTAACGGTAAAAGTACGCTTATCAACGGCATCCTGAATGTTTTCGGAGACTACGGGGATGTTACAGAGGCGAGCACCGTCATGGGTGACACCAGAAGCCAGGGCGGCCAAAGCCGAGAGGACCTAGTAAGGCTTAAAGATAAGCGGCTTGTGGTAACGATGGAGCCCGAAAACAATATGCCGATTAAATCCGGAACCGTCAAAGCGCTCACCGGCGGCGAGAAGATAGCTGCTCGCGCGATGTATAAAAAGACGAACACTTTCCAGCCGCGGCTTACTCTTTTTATCTGCGCTAACGAAGAGCTCATTCTCCGAGGAAGCGACTATGGTCTGACCAGAAGAGAAAGCATCATTCCGTTTAACAAGAGGTTTTCCGAGGAAGAACGGGATAAATCGTTTCCGGCCAAACTCAGAGCGGAAGGCTCCGGAATCTTAAATCTCATTCTTGAAGCCTTGAAGGATTATTACGAAGTCGGCCTGAATCCTCCGGAAGAAGTGAAGACGGCTACGCAAGAGCACATCGACTCCCAAGATATTCTCGCCGAATGGCTGGAGGATAACTTTGAGTTCGGGCCAGAGTATACGGTAACTACCATCGCGGCTTTTTCCAATTGGAAAACCTACGCCGAACCACGGGGGTTGGACGGCATTGTCCGAAACACCCGGTCTTTGGGGAAACAGTTAAGCGGAAAAGGTTTTCGTGCAATCCGTAACAGCTACAACATTAGGGGAAGAGGTTTTTTGGGCCTTAGGTTGAAAGATCCAGAGATGAATATCGATTAGAACTTTTCCTTGGTCGTTTAGACGTTTGTATATGTATTTTCTAAGAGTCAACGTGAAGGAAAACAAATAACACTTATAAGCCTATATAGAGACTTATAGAAACCGCAGAACAAAACGGCAAAACGACCCAAAGTTTCACAAATGGAGAAAACATGTCTGATTCAAACACTTTAGAAAAGTTAAAGGTCATATCTGTCGCAGTCGACTATGCACTCAAGGCAGGGCGAGTTTGGGACAGCAATCTGTATCACGGAGGCATGTACAACTGCCCTCCTATAAAGGATGTCCTCAATTTTATGGAGACATTCCACGCTCTAGACGCTTTCGTCTACGGCACATGCGCAGAGGACAACTTGTTCGGGTGCGATCCCGCAAATCACTGGACGATCCAGGTCGGCTACTCTGAATCGGCGCCCAAGGCATGGGAGGGAGACGACAAGAGCGGATACTGCGAGGCCTATGCAGTGGTGACGTACAACCGGAAAGGCGAGAGATGTGCGCGCATTTTCGGAATCCCGGAGACGATTGCAACGGTGTACGCAAGACTGTTTTTTACAACGCGGTTAGACGGCACGCCTTTTGACGTCGGTTTCCATAGCTCAAACGGAATCGTGACCGAAGTTTGAGCTCCAGCGGTTTAGGCGCTTCCGGCGGCGGCAACCCGCTGGAGGCATCCCGGGGAGATAAGAATGGCCGAAAAACAATCAACCTATCAACCTCATACGGTATTACCTCATGACGCCCAAAGATTACTTACAGAAGCCGCGCAAGCGGCACAAAAACTTCATGGACTCGGCCGCCAGCGGACCTTACAAGCGGCGATTGAAAGAGTTAAGAGAGAATATCCGCAGCACTTTAGGCCTTAGGGCCGGAGGCGTCGACTTTATCGGCCCGCTGGGAGCGTATGTCGGAGAGAGCCATCAGGCCGCAAGATACACAGATAATGAAGTCCTGCAGTGCATTGATTTACGCCTGGCAGGATTTTCGCTTAACGAGATATCGGCAAAGATGGAGATACCGAAGCGGACGGTGAGAGACTTTTTCACTGGAAGAATAAGAGGGAAGCACCCTGTAAAGTTTGTTAAAGCAACGATCAATAAATAGGGCGGGAAGGCGTCAAAATCGACCGCAGGAGAGCGATCGGCAAAAATTAATAGGATTTATCGTCCGAGGAAATTTGAACGACTGTAGGAGCGGAAATTCGGTTTTAGCAGTTTCGGAAATAGTGCGCATTATTGAGCGACAGCCTCCGATAATCAACTCATTGATTACGGAGGTTTTATTATGTCTAGCAACAAGTTCGGAGCAATAGAACGTCTGACACCGAAGCAGGCCGCCTTCGTTAGCGAATACCTGAAAAACGGCGGCAATGCGACAGAAGCCTACAAAAAAGCGGGATATAACGTCGGTACGGATAATGCTGCGGCAGTGAATGCAGCTCGATTGCTCAGAACGCCTAAGATCACCCGCGCGATAAGCAAGCGGCAGGCCGAGCGCAACGAAAGAATGCAGTTAGAAGAGGACTTCGAGCTCAAAAAAGCGATTGATATCCTTGAAAAATGTTCTGAGCCGCAACAGGTTTACAACTTCGACGGCAAGCCGAAGAAAGACAAAGCGGGCCATGCTGTATTCATGTTTGACTCCAAGGGCGCGAACCAGGCGCTCACAACGATATGCCGATTAAGAGGTAAATTCAGAGACAAGCTGGAAGTCACTCAGGACGTTAGTGACCGTGCCAATCGCCTGGCGCAAATCCTGGCGGCAGTGGAAAAGGACGAGAAATAGCGACATAGCGGAGCATTCCTCCGCCACGCTATCCATATAAATCAATGACTTATGAGCACTATCGCTATTATGTCCACCAATTTGTCCACACGTCGGCAGTCGGATGAGGCATCCCCGCCGACGGCCGGCACCTCAAAGCAAACGGGGGTGATCGATCCGCCCCAATCGATAACCCTCTATGGATTGAGGCAGGGTGACGTAACGGCGAAGGGTGTTCGAAATTCGGCGGTCGGAGGGGTGAAACCCCCAACTCAGCCCCGACGAGGGGCGTTATCATGGACCGATAGGCAATATCTGTAATTTGACCGCTCGAGGGGTGATTTTATTCGCCCGCTCCATTCCCATTCCCCATAACCGCATTTGTATTGACGGTGGTCTCATGGACAATGAAAAATTAGCAAATCAAAATTACGAACTGAACTTACAGAAGCTCGCAGTGCGGTTCAGTAACGATCCGCTCGCATTCGTGCGCCACGCATTCCCCTGGGGCGAGGGGATCCTAGAGAAATACGACGGGCCCGATACCTGGCAGGAGAAAATCCTAGGCGACATTAGGGACCGACTGCAAAACGGTGCGACCCGCTACCAGGCAATCCAAATTGCCGTGGCGTCCGGACACGGAATCGGAAAGACCGCTTTGGTCGCCTGGGTCATTCTCTGGGCGATATGCACCTATCCGGATACAAAAGGCGTTATCACTGCGGAAACGGGCCGTCAGCTTTTAACCAAGACGTGGTCCGAGCTCCATAAATGGCATTCTGTCTGCATTTTCAAGGACTGGTTCGAGGTCGCGGCCGAATCGATCTATTCTCTCCAAAAGGGCCATAAGTACACCTGGAGAATCGACGCTATTCCCTGGAACGAAAGTAATACCGACGCTTTCCAGGGCCTGCATAACCAAGGCAAAAGAATCCTCGTTTTATTCGACGAAGCGTCCGTGATCGCCGAGAAAATCTATGAGGTTACGAAAGGCGCGCTGACTGACCGCGATACGCAAATCATTTGGTGTATTTTCGGAAACCCGACGCGACCCGAGGGCGCCTTTTTCGACGCTTTTCACAAACAGCGCCACCGCTGGCTGCACTACAACATCGACTCCAGAACGGTCAAGATTACGAACAAGGAACTCTTGCAGCAGTACGTGGACGACTATGGCGAGGACTCCGACTTCGTGAAAGTTCGTGTGCGCGGTGTCTTCCCGTCGACATCTGCCAAACAGTTCATTACGCGAGAGGACGTGGACGCCGCAGTCAACCGCCCTGTAGGCGTTATGAATTACGCCGCCACCGTTGCCGTCTTAGGCGTGGACGTCGCACGAGAAGGCGACGACAGATCGGTGATCGCAACGAAGATCGGCCGCGACTGCACAATGCCGTTAAAAATTTTCCGCGGGCTCACGGGGCCCCAGCTCGGAGAGCAGGTCATCCTTTACGCACGCGAATTACAGAAACTCGGCATCCCGAAGATTTACATCAATATCGACTACACCGGCGTGGGTGCCTCTCCTTACGACTACATGGTCGATAAGGTCCCGCATATCCACAAGGTGATCGCGGCCAACCGCTCCAGCAACACCGAGCGCTGGGCCAATAAGAGAGCGGAAATGTGGGATCGGATGAGAGACTTTATCCGCGACAACGGGTGTTTGCCCAATAGCCCGGAGCTTGCCGATGATCTTTGTATTCCGGAAAAACTCCTTGACCGCAAAGGACGCTTGCTCCTGGAGAGCAAGGAGTCAATGAAAAAACGCGGCATGAATTCTCCGGATACAGCCGACGCGCTCGCCTTGTGTTTTGCCATACCGATCCAGGAGTATTTGGACGGCCCGGCCAACATGCCGCGGCTCACTGAGAGACGGAAACGTCAGATCCGAAACCCCTACAAGTCGCTGTAAAAGTGCGCATTGAATTTGTCCGGAGATCGACAATGCGCCCATGGAAAAAGTATTGACCTTTAGACCTGTCACGGTCGCTGAAGTTTTCGGCGCTCCGGACGCCGACATGCTGATCTCGGAATACATGGCCGAGTCAGGCAACCCCTTTTTGCCTCAAAAGCCGAACGTCGATTATTACCGCAAAGCCGAGGAGTCCGGCGCCTTCAAAGTGATCGGCGCCTTCAGCGGTGAGCGGCTTGTCGGTTTCGGCTCCTTCGTGCTGACCGTCATCCCGCATTACTCCACAGTGACGGCCTCCGTCGAATCGGTCTTCTTGTCTAAGGACTTTCGGCTCGGCGCGGCAGGGGTCCGCCTCATTAACGCTATAAGCCAAGCCGCTAAGGACTCCGGCGCCTCAGGGATCTATTGGGGATGCAGGAGCGGGTCACGCCTGGAGACTTTATTCGCCCGGGTCCCGAGGTTTACACGCATGAACACCGTTTTTTATGAGGCCCTGGCATGACTGAAATCGTAATCGCCGAAATACCGCCCAACACGTCCGGAGAACTGGAGGCTATGGCCGCAGGCGTCGAGGAAATGCGCGCGGCGCCCCAGGTCGAGATTAAGACCAAAAGCTTCATTCATGCCGGCATGTATTGCCGCACGTGCTTAGTCCCCAAAGGCGTGGCGATCGCCGGCGCCTTAATCAAGATCCCGACGGTCATCATGGTCACCGGGGACGTCGCCATGACCTGCGGCGGCAGAACCGTCCGCTTAAAAGGCACACATATTTTCCGAGCCTCGGCAGGACGCAGACAGATTTTTGTCGCCTACGAGGACACCACTATTTCCATGTCCTTTGCTACCAAGGCTAAGACGCTCCTGGAGGCAGAGGCCGAATTTACTGACGAAACCGATCTTTTAATGTCACGGGGAGAATGAATATGAGCGGAGCAATTTCTGCCACTACAGCTGTAGCAATCAGTGCCGGCGTGGCCGCGGTAGGTACCGCCGCCTCCGTTATGGCGAGCAACAAGCAGGCCCGACAGCAGAAGGCCGCGGCCAAGGAAGCACAGCGCAATAACGAGATTACTCAGACGAAGGCCCGCGAGGATATGCGCCGCCAGAACGCCAAAGAGGCCGATGTCTCCAGCATTTATGAGCAGAACTTAGATCAGAACGCATCCGGAGGCTCGACGCTGCTGACAGGGCCCGAGGGCATCAATAACTCCGATCTGACCTTAGGCAAGGGCAACAAGCTCGGAGCCTAAAAGCGAGGCACCGATGGACAAGAAGGAATTACGTGCGCACATCCTGTCGCGCTGGCAAAAGCTCAAGACGGAGCGCGATCCCTTTATCCCACAGTGGAAAAGTATCGCCACGCATATCCGGCCGGCAACAGGCAAATTCCTGCTGCGCGGGCCGAAGAACGAGGCGCGCGAACGCTTCAATGAGATTTTCGACAATACGGCTACCGGCGCCAGCAACCTATTGTCCTCCGGATTGATGTCTGGACTTACGGACCCTAGCCAGCAGTGGTTTTATCTCACGACCGGCAGTCCCACACTGGATGAGTCTCCGGCCGTGAAGCAGTGGCTCGCGGATGTGTCCCAGGTCATCTACATGGGCCTATCGAGAACGAACGCCTATCAAAGCCTGCACCACTTTTGGCTTGAGGTCAGTCTCTACGGCACGGCCGCCATGATGATTCAGGAGGATGATGAGCGTGGCTTTTACTGCTACCCGTTCACAATCGGCGAGTATGCGATCGCCTGCAACCATAAGGGCATCCCGGATACTCTGTATCGCGAGCTGATGATGACGGTCGCGCAAATCGTTCAGCAGTATGGCTATGAGAATGTCCCGCGCGGCATTAAGGCGCTCTATGACCAACGGCAATACGACCAAGAGAAGGCCGTCATCCATGCCATTGAGCCGAGATACGATCGCGACATCACCAAGCAGGACAACAAGAACATGCCGTATCGTGCGGTTCACATGCTGGTCGACGCCGACAGTGACGAGCACTCGATTCTCCTGGAATCCGGGTATAACGAATTTCCGGCAATCGTGGGCCGCTGGGGAGCAATCTCGACCGATACCTATTCCTGCGAATCTCCGGGCATGACCGCGCTGGGTGACGTGCGCCAGCTCAAGCACGAGCAGATGCAAAAAGGCAACGCGATCGACTTGATCGTCGATCCCCCGAGACTTCTGCCGACGTCGGCCAAGGACGCCGAGCTTGACTTCGCCCCGGGCGGCTTAAGTTTCGTGGACATGCCGACCAACGGCAGTCAGTCGAATAACGCCACCACTGCGGTCGGAAACATCAACCCGATCACCGTGGACATCCAAGAAGTTCAAGGCAGAATCAAGGCGGCATTCTTTACCGACCTTTTCCTCATGCTCTCCAACCAGGCCGAGATCGCGCGCATGACGGCGACCGCGGTGGCAAGACTCCAGGAGGAAAAACTCATCATGCTCGGACCGATTTTGTCTCGGTTCAACAACGAGGTTCTGAATCCTTTTATCGGCCGCATTTTCTCGATCCTCTCCCGCGCCGGAGTTTTTCCGCCTCCGCCCCAGGAGCTCCAGGGCACTGAGTTAAACATTGAGTACACCTCCATGCTTGCCCGATCTCAGAAAGAGGTCCAGGCCAACACCGACATGGAGGCCATTACCCAAGTCTGCCAGCTGGCCCAAGTCGATCCGTCGGTGCTTGACCGCATCAACTTGGATAACGCCATCAAGATCATTTTCGACAAGAAGGGTGTGAGCCCCTCGTTACTGCGCTCGGACGAAGAGGTGCAGCAGATCCAGCAGCAGAGAGCTCAGCAGCAACAGCAGATGGCGCAGCAGGAGCAAGCTCAGCAGGGCGTGGACGCCTTGAGCAAGTTGGGCAAGGTCCCCGCAGGCGGCGACACCATGGCGGGTCAGGCCGTCGAGGCGCTCCAGGCCGAGATGGGGCAGTAAAAAAGTGCGCATTGATTTTTATTGAAGGTTTTAAATGTCAGGAAAGATTCGCAATCCGTTTGACGAAGCGAAGCTCAAGGAAGAAAGACAAGAACGCGAAGCGCAGAAAGCGAGCTTTGACGAGGCTTTTAAAGAGTCTCTCATCCGCCTTCTGGGTACGCGGGACGGAAAGATTGTGTTTAACAAACTCTTTTCCGACTGCGCCTTGTTCTCCTCCTCTTTTGACACCAACGCTCTCGCGATGGCTAACAAAGAGGGAAAGAAAACTTTCGGCCTTGTCGTGCTGAGCTACGTCATGACCTATTGCCCGGAACAATACACCGAGATAAGGAAGATATCGGATGAGTACAGAAAATGACAGCGGCTCCCAAAACACCAGTCAGGAGACGTTAGTACCTCCTTCGCAGAATGAGCAACAGTCTTCTCCTTTGGACCAGGGGCAGTCTTCTCAGACCATCGCTCCGACTGAAAAGGAGGCCGGTACTGAGAAGACTGAAACTTCTCCGGCGCCCGAAACTAAGGCCGCTCAGACGGTAAGCAATCCGCTTGAGATTAAGCCTGAGGCAGACGACGCCAAGAAGGCCGAAGGTCAGGAAGGACAGAAGCAGGAAGCGAAAGAGGATGCGGCACCTGAAAGTTACGCCGACTTCAAAGCACCCGAAGGTGTAGAGCTCAATAGCGCAGTGGTCGACTCCTTTAAGGGTATTGCCAAAAAGCTCAATCTCTCGCAGGAGAAGGCCCAGGCCGTAATCGATGAGATCACGCCCGTGATGGTTTCCCAGCAGGTTGAGTTTATTAACAAGGTCAGCGGCCAGTGGCTGGAGAAGGCTAAGAAGGACCCCGAGATCGGCGGTTCCAACTATGACGCCTCCATCCAGCGTGCGATTAAGGTCAGAGACCGATTCGGCAAAGGCGCCGACGGCAACTATGACGCAGATATCGCAGAACTGTTCTCGCTGCCTGTTGGGTCGCACCCCGGCTTTATCAAATTCCTAGCAAGAGTCGGCGCGGCAATCAGCGAAGATACTCCGCCCAAAGGTCGAGTATCCGGAGCAATCACACCTCAAGATATTTACGGTTATTAATTTGGGAGACTAAAAATGGCAGACGTTTTCAGCGGCATGACGCCCGTCACAATGGCTGAATGGCAGTCGCTCGTTCCGGACAGCGACGTAGCAAAGAAAGTTTTCATTCAAACCGTCCGAGATTATCAGCCGTTCTTTGATCGTGCCACTATGGTGCGCGGCAACGACGGCCAGGGTATGAAAGGCACACTGGCGGATAAATATCCGGAAGGCCAGCTCGTCGGTATTAACGAAGGCTGGGATGCATCCACCCCGACAGGTCGTGCAGTACGTTATCCGTCCTGTATCGCACGCGACCGCTCCGTGATCGGTAAGCTCCAGCTTGAAAGAATGCCGGAGAAAGACCGAGCACCGTATCGCGCCCGCAAGGACCAAATGTTTACCCGCGGCTTAACCCGCGGTATGGTCAAACGTGTCTTCCAGGGCAATCCGGATAAAGATCCGAGAGACTGCTTAGGCCTGGCAAATATCGTTTTGCCGGACAAAGACAACGGCGCCTGGAAGAACTCCATCATTGACGCCGGCGGTACAGTGGCTGGCGGCTCGACGAGCACACTCACTTCGATCTATTTTATTAACTGGCACCCGGAAGAAATGACTCTGTTCTTCCCGGAAAACGGCGGTGCAGCAGGTATTTCCGTCGAAGTTCAGAAATCTCCGATCTATGTTCCGGACGCCAACGGCAAGATGTTCCCAGCCTACGTAACCGAGTTCGGCTATGACCTTGGCGTATTTGCAGGCAATCCGGAAAACATTGTCCGTATCGCCAACGTCGATACCTCCAAGATCACTACCGCCAAGGGCGCAGCTGACCTCTTGAAGTTGTTCGTTGAAGCTCGCCACCGCCTGCGCACCGACGACTTCTCTCATGTCGGTATCTACTGTACGGACCAGGTCGGCATGATCTATGATCTGCAGCTCCTTGAGAAGACGAAGTACACGCTGGAATACAAGACCTTCGGCAAACGTGAAGGCATGTTGTCCTTCGGCGGTATTCCGATCTACCAGTACGGCACGGATGTGCTGAACGCAAGCGAATCCGCGATCACAATTTCCTAATAGGAGGCGTTATGGTTTTCGACATTAAGATGATGCTCGCCGACAAGAAGGAGGCCAAAACCGCCTTCACGTCCAGTGGCCTTGACTTCGGCTCCACCCTGGTAGAGTCCGGTGTCAACGGTCACAAGATGGCGCTTTGTATCTCCGCCAGCGGCGTGGCCGGCACCAGCCTGGCCTTCAAGATTGAGGACTCGGCCGATAACTCTACTTTTGCCACTGTCGCAACATCTAAGGCATTCACGCCCACTGAGCTCAAGAATCTGATTGTGGTGGGACTCCCCTTCGAGCACAGACGCTACCTGCGTATCGTGACCGTCCCGACAAGCGTCACGGCAGGCACCGTCACGGCCTGGATCGGCAACGACTACAAGCTCGGCCAGGTCAAAGAAGGCGAGGGCTGGGAGTTCCGTACTGAGAAGACAACTGCGGCAGCCGGCGGTGACAGCTAATCAGCAGTAAACAACCGAAAATTTGTCGGAGGAGGCGGGCGTAAAACCCGCCTTTATTTATATGGCTAATCAAATCGAAATCTGCAATGCCGCACTGTCTCAGCTCGGTGCGGACTCAAACATTACGTCTATCGATCCTCCGGACGGCACGCAATACTCCGAACAGTGCGCGGCCTACTACCCGATGGCACTGCGCTATCTGCTGGAGCAATTTAACTGGAGCTTTGCCCAAAGTCGCTACAAGCCGCCCCAGTACGTTGAGCTGGATCGAACTCTGTACCCGTGGCGTTACGGCTACTCTTTGCCGAGCGACTGCATGTGTGTTGTCGGTCTTTACTGCACCGGCGGCCAACCCTGGCAGACCACACTGCCGTACGAGATCGAGTATCGCGAAAGCGAAAACACGATGTTCCTGCTGACGGACGTCAAGGACGCCGTGATCGTCTACACCCGATACTTGAACAACCCGCAGATGTTCCCGGGCTACTTCACCGAGGCCCTCGTCATGCGATTGGCGGCCTATCTCGCGGGCGCGCTGGTTAAGAATCAGAGCGCGGATAAGTATCTCAAGTATGCCGAGGACGCCTTGAGCAAGGCTAAGACGCGGGACGCAAAAAAGAGCGCGCACCAGCACCCGAAGTATTTAGCGGCACAACTTAGAGCGAGGTTCGTGTAATGGCAGTCAGAATCTTTAGAAACTCTTTCGGCGGCGGCGAAATCTCTAATACCATGTACGCCCGAGTGGACGACGCCAAGAACCAAACGGGCCTCGCGAAGTGCAAGAATTTTATCGTTGAGCCCCAGGGTCCTGTCTTCAGGCGCCCGGGTTTCGAGTATGTGGCGCATGCGAAATACTCGGATAGAAAATGCCGCCTGATCCCGTTCTTGTTTTCGCTGGACCAGACGATGGTCTTAGAGGTGGGACACAAGTACATCCGCTTCCATACGCATAAGCAAACTTTGATGTCCGGCAATGCTCCGTATGAAATCACGACTCCGTATGAGGAGGCTGATCTTTTCGAGCTGAGTTTCGTCCAGAGTATCGACGTGATTACGATCGCGCATATCAATTACCCGACGAAAACTCTGAGGCGACACGGTGCGACCGACTGGCGATTGGAGAACGTGAACTTTAATACCACACTGTCAGCACCTACGGGCCTGGCCGTAACCCAGACAATCGGTCCGGACGTCGAGGATAAGAACAAAGGACTTTTTAAGAGAAAATACGGGGTTACGGCTTTGAACGCGGACGCCTCAGAGGAAAGCCCGCTGTCGGCTACCGTTGAAATTGACTGCAATCCTTTTGCAGACGGCGCCTACAACACACTCACCTGGAATGCCGTCCCGGGCGCTGCTATGTATCGTGTGTATCGCAACGTCGGCGGCGTCTACAGCTATATCGGCCAAACGTCCGAAACTTCGATTATCGATGACGCGATCTCTCCGGACTCAGGGATAACGCCGCCACGGTACGACTCGGAAATTACGTCCGGATATCCGGGAACAGTTTCCTACTTTGACCAGCGCAAGATTTTTGCCGGCACGCGTACCAAACCTCAATATATTTGGATGACGGCCGCAGGCAGTGAGAACTCCATGGCGTATCACTTACCTGTCCAGGCGACCGACCGAATCTCAGCCAGAATCTACGCCCGAGACGTTAACCGCATCCGCCACCTTGTCCCGCTGTCTCGCCTTATTCTGCTCACGGCCTCAGGGTGCTGGGTAGTGGGCACCACGGACACGGACGCCCTAACGCCGGACTCAATCAGCTTCAAGGCGCAGAACGCAGAAGGCGCAAGCTCGGTCAACCCTGTGGTTGTAAATTCGGCCTGCGTGTATGCCGCGGCCAGAGGCGGCCATCTTCGTGAAATGGGTTACTCATACGAGCGAGGCGGATTTATTTCCGGAGATTTATGTCTTCGTGCGCCGCACCTTTTCGACCATAAGACCGTGATCGATATTGCTTACTCCAAAGCACCGAATCCGATTATTTGGTCGGTCTCCAGCGACGGCGTATTGGTGGCCTTCACCTATATCCCGGAGCAGCAGATCGGAGCATTCTCTACAATCGAGACCCGCGGCAGTTTTGAGTCCGTGACTGTTGTCTCCGAGGGCTACGAGGACATCCCTTATGTCGTCACTTGCCGCAGGATCAACGGGCAGACCGTCCGATTTATCGAGCGTATGCACGAGGTGCAGTCGCCCTCAAGGGCCGAATCCTGTTACGTTGACTGCGCAGGTTTCTACCAGGGCAACCCGACTACGACGATCACTGGACTTTCCTGGCTGGAGGGAGAGACGGTATCGATCCTAGCCGACGGCTATGTCATACCCGATCAGAAGGTCGTCAGCGGGAAAGTTGTGCTGGAGGATGAGGCTTCGACGGTTTACGTCGGCCTGCAATACGACTCCGACATGGTTACGCTCCCGATCCACCTTCAACTTAACGATATGTCCTACGGCACCTCTCATCGTAAAAATATTACGGAGGTTACGTTACGGCTTAACGAATCGTCCGGAGTGTCGGCAGGATCGAGTTTTGAGAAGCTCTATCACATGCAGCCGCGTGCGACCGAGCTTCCCGGATATCCTCCGAATCTGCGCTCCGGTATTTACGACCTGCAGATTAAGCCTAAATGGAGTGACGAGGGCCAGGTCTATATCAGGCAGTCTTTACCACTGCCGCTCCGGATAACCTCGATCACGACTACGGTAGAGATCAGCTAACCGACAATAGTGCGCATTAAAGCCTGAGGCGGCGTCAAGATAGGCGCACTATCGGAGGTTTTATGGACTTTAGTTTCAACACCGCTTCAATGATCGGCACGGGAATCTCTGCCGGTATTTCCGCTGTCGGTTCGATCTTCACAACCCGCTACAACAACGCTATCGCCAAGGCCCAGGCAAATATCGCCAAAGAGAATGCCAAGACGATGGAATTGCAGGCGCAGTACACCCTGTTTGCAGCAGAGACTAAGGTCCAGCACGAAACGATGCAGGCAGGCCAAGTCAAAGCCAGGCAGAAGGCTGCGCTCGCCGCCAACGGTGTTGCGATCGGCAGCGGTAGCGCGGCGCAGATTACAGCTTCCACCGACATCATCAAGACGATTAACAAGAATCGCGTTGAGACCGATGCTCATGCCGCTGCCTGGGGCTATCGCCAGCGGGCTACCGACTTCAAAAACCAGGCCTTGATGTTTAACGCCAAGAAACAAAGTGTGGGCCTGAACTTCATGTCCACGGCGCTCAACGGCTTGTCTCAGGTGGGCATGACCTACGCCTTTGGAAAACTTGCCGAGGGCAAAGCGAAAGAGCCTGCGAAAGATGGACCAATCAAAGTTGACGCCATAAGCGGAGCAGATCCCGGCCTGAAGATCGATGCGATTTCCTCGGCTGACCCCGGCTTACGCATTGACGGAATTTCCTCAGCCGATCCGGGAATCCGAGTTGATGCGGTATCTGCGGCCCAGCCGATTTTCACGCCGCTTTACAACTTCAATCCTCTCTCGATCAATAACAAAGTTTCGATCTTAGGCAGATAAATATGCAGGTACCCATTTATCAGAACAACACGCCGAATCCTCAGAGCGAACAGTCTTTTGCGCGTCCCGGAGAAAACGTCCAGCCGACCTTCGACTACGAACGCGCCATGGAGCGGGCCACTCAGCCCTTGAAGGCAGGTATCGGTTTAAGCGTCAAATTTGCACAAAAGGCCGAGGCCCAGCAGGTCAAGGCGGAAGCCGACGAGGCGCTCAACGGCCTGGATCAAGAATTACGAGAGCTGCAATGGAATCCCGAGAGCGGTTATTACACCATGAAGGGCAAGACCGCCGTGGAGGGCTATGACCCGACCCGCGAGGCCATGAACAAGGCGTATCAGACACACCTGGATAAACTGCAAAACCCGCTTGCGAAACAGGCCTTCACTTCTGTCGCCCTGGAGAAGATCAACTCCTACGATCAATCCATGCAGCGCTACCGCCTGAAAGAAAATGCCGCCTATAAGGCAGAAGTCTCGGACACGCGCGCCAAGTCTTTGATCGACGACTTTGCCTTCTCCGGTTTCGGCCCTGACTCCGAGCGCACAATGGCGAGCCTCATGGATGAGGTGGACTACCAGGGCAAAATCGGCGGCAAGAGTCCGGAATGGATCGCAAGACAAAAGGACAACTACTCCGCCCTGGCGTATGCCTCAGCCTACCAACAGATGGCAGTCGAAGACCCGTATGGGGCGCTCAAGCACTTCCAGCAGGTCGGCTCCACGAAGATGAGCCCGGACGTGTCCCGCAAGACCTACGCCTTGTTGCGCGAGCGGGTATGGCCTCAGCTCCAAGAGACCGTGGACGCAATGGGCGGCCCTGAAGCGATCGGCCTGACGCAAGGCCCGGCGGCTCGCGCCGCGGGTAAAGTCGACGCCCGAGTCTCCGGCGCCCAGGCAGGCTTAGGCACGCCCCCCAGTGTCCCGGACAAGGTGCTGAATACGATCGGCTACAAGTTCTGCAACCCGCTCAACATTAAAGCTTTCGGCAATAACTGGAGCGGTATGGTGGGCCAGGACGCCAGAGGTCATGCCATTTTCGAGACTCCGCAGGACGGTATTTGCGCCGCGGCAAAGATCCTCAAGACCTATGCTTCCAAGTACGGCATCAACACCGTGGACGGCATTGTCGATCGCTTCTGCGCCGCGAGCGACGGCGTGACACGTGCATACATCAGCAATGTCTGCAAGGCCATGGGCGTCAATCCCGGGGAGGCGCTTGACGTCAAGGATCCCCAGGTGATGACCAAGCTCATCAGCGCGATGATGCGCCAGGAGATCGGCGCGGTCGCCTACTCCCAAGAAACGATTACAGCCGGAGTCCATAAGTCGCTGGGAATCGATAAGAACGATTACTCCGACAAATTTAATACTCAACTCACTGAGGACGAAGAAAAGCAGTACCAAGCATGGGCAAAGAAGATCGGCCATGAGCGTGATGTTTACGACTATGACCTTAGAGGCGCATGGAAGGCGGGCGCGGCTCAAGCAGAAAACGGCCACTTCCCCGATACGTTTAAAAAGCCAAATCATCCGACTTTTAGTGTCGAGAGCAAGTACCACGACGGAAAGAATTATGTCGGAGGCCACTGGGTAGTAGAGAACGGGCAAAACATTTTTATCGGCCCTCATGGAGAACGCCGAGACGATAACGGGAAACTTCTGTCTCAGAAGGCGGAAGCTCCGCGCCTGACGTCTAAGGACGTGGCCTTTAATCCGAATGTCAAGACGGGCGATCCCGTGATCGACGCACTGCCGCTCCCAGACAAAATTAAACTCTTCCGCGCCTCCAGGCAAAGACGCGGCCAGCAGGCTCAGCAGGCCAAGGTCGAGTTAAAACGCTCCGTGGACAACGTCTTATCCCGTGCGATCAACACGGGCGACGTAGCCGAGCTCCCGGATGTAGCAGACTTCATTAGCGTTTACGGTCAGGACGAGGGCGTCAGAATGCACGCCGAAGTGGAGAAACAGGCCCAGCTCAATGCCGCCATCCACTCCATGCCGGCGATGTCTGTAGGCGACATGGACGCTACGAGCAGAGCGCTCACGCCTCAGAAAGATGATCCTGAGTACGCCACCCGCATGGAGCAGAAGACCACGTGGGATAAGGCCGCAGAGAAGGTCAAGACCGAGCGAGCCAAGGATCCGATGCGCTTTGCGATTGTGGGGATCCCGGAACTCGGCTTTAAACCGATCACGAACTGGAGCAATCAGACGCTCGCCATCCAAGAGCTCACCAACCGCATCAGCAGCTACAAGGACGTGGCCAAGCGATTCGGCACTGACGCGCATATCCTCACCAAAACCGAGGCCACAGGGTTATGCCAAGCCTTCGCCAATATGGACGAGGACCACCAGGCGGAGTACGCACAGAAACTCTCCGACGCGATCTTTGATCCGGTTACTGGCGACAGTGACGCCCTGGCGGCTCTGGCAACCGATATCGGCAAAAATCATCATCTGCTTTCTATCGCTTTGGGCGTCGCCTCCACGCCTCGCGGCCGAGAGAACAACGGTGCGCTCCGTCAAATCAAGGGCAATTACTACCGTAGAAACAAAGTCAATGACGCCAATAAGGACGAGCCGGAAATTCGTCAGAAGCTGGACGGTGTGCTGCCGATCCCGGCCGGAAGTCCGGAGTACGAGGATCTAATTTCCGCAGTTCTAAACGAGCACGCTTATGCGCTCCAGGCGGGCGGCTCGAGCGACGTGGACACGGCGATTGAGAACGTTATCGGCCCGGTGGCAGAGCACAACGGCGCAAAGATCATTTTGCCCTCCCGCCTGTCGCAGGCGAGTAAGGACTTGATGACCTTTACCAAGCTCGGATCTTTTGAAGACGTTCTGCAGGTCTACAGCAAGGACTTCCTGAAGGGCGGCAAACGGCTCGTTTATCGGAACCAAGTGATATCGCCGGAGCAAACCGCCAGGCTCATCAACACCGCACCTCTTAAATGGGTCGGCGACGGTGTCTACTTTATCCGTGACGGTCTGCGCTACGTGACTGACGAGAAGGGCGAGCCCTTCCGACTTGACCTTAACGACACAATTTCCCGGAGAATTAAATGAGCTGGATCAATCGTTTCGGACTGACCAATGAAGAAGCCAAGGTCATCAATCAGTACAGCGCTCCGGAGAAAGACGCCGAGGCCCTCACGCCCGGACTTTTCGAGGGCTCCTGGGGCGCGATCGGCCAATCTATTGGAAAAGAATGGGAAGCCACTAAATCAGACATTAACGAGCTGGCCGCGCTCAGGGTCGAAGATGATGATTACTACCTCGCCCAGCAGGAGGATCCCTTTGCGCCCGACCTCAATGTCAATAAGGATGCAGTAGTCAATCGCCTGAGGCAAGACGCAAAAGAGGCTCGCCTCAAGATCAAGAACGATTACACGCCGAATCCCGAGACCACCGGCACGGCGGCCATGATCCTCTACGGTCTGACCGGTTCTTTGGCCAAGGGTATCGGTTACTCCGTTCTCGCGGGCGGCAATCCGTTCGTCGGCGGTGCGCTATTCGGCGCCGACCTCGGACGTTATGAGAAAGATAAGCTCCAGGACAAGGGCGTGGATACAGAGACGGCCACGAAAGCGGGCTTGATTACAGGCGTGACAAACGCTGTCGGCATGGCGCTCCCCGCCTCCCTCGGCACAAGTTATTTGAAGTCTGCGACCTTCGGCGCCCTGGTCAATCCCGCAACTGACATCACTGAGCAGTCGGCGATTAAGTTCGTCCTGGATAACGCGGACTATTCGGTTATCTCCAAAGAGTACGATCCTTTCGATCCTGTAAGCCTAACAACATCCGCCCTCATGGGCGCAGGTTTCGGCCTTCTCGGCGCTAGAGGTGCCCGAGTTCGAGCTGCAAGAGAGGCGGCGGAAAAGGCCCAAGCAGAAGCCACGGCCGCCCCCGTGGAAGGACAGACAAGCCGCATGAATAAGAGTGTGCTTGAGTCCATCCAGAATCGCGACAGAAGCGGTAAAGAAAGCCGCTTGCAGATGCAGCAGATCGCTCAGGCTCCTGACTTCAATCGCCTGCGCAACGGCGCAACTTTGGGCGAGGGCACGCCCGTGATCGCGTATTTGCCGGAGAACTCTTCGGCTATTCTCGGTAAGACGGTCACAGTCTCGGACACCAACGGTGATCGCACCACGATGCGCTATGCCCTGATTGAGGCGAGCGATGTGATGACGTCTAACAGCGTTGACGGCAGTCTCAATGCCGACTTCACTAATCCGGAAGTGCAAGGCGCCCGAGCGATCGCAGGCAACGGACGTATCGCGGGCCTGCAGGAAGCCTATCGCAACGTCAAGGCTACGAAGTACAAAGAGGAATTGACCAAAGCCCTGAAGGAATTCGGCATCAGCCGCCGCGCGGTCAAGAAGATGCGCGAGCCGATCCTCGTGCGCGTGATGGACGATGCAGACGTCAAAGAAGGCGTCGGCGAATTGTCCAACCGTACCGGAACGCTGAAGCTCAATCCCGCCGAGCAGGCCGCCCAGGACGCCCGAAATGTACGCCTGGAGGAGGTTGAGTTTACTAAGGACAACGGTATCGCTGTCCGCTCGATGGATGAGTTTGTACGGCGCACTCCGGATAAAGAAGGGCTCATTGACGCCGAAGGCAAGGTTATCTACGACAATGTCCGGCAGAGAATGAAGTCGGCGATCTTTGCCGCCGCGTATCCGGACAACCGACTGATTAACCGCTTTATCGCCGACGACCCGAAGGACAAGCAGGTGATGGACGTTCTCCAGGCCGCCGCACCCGAGGTCGTCAAACTCAGACGTCACGGCGGAGATTTTGACTTCTCAGGCGACCTCATGGAGGCGCTCGCTGACTACATGCAAACCAAACAAGAGGCCCGCAAGATTAACGGCGAAAAGGTCGAAGGCGAGATTACGGAATCTTTCTTTGAGGCCACGCCGGTGCAAGCCTGGTTTAGGGACATTCTTTTATCCAAGAATCCCGAAAGGCTCAAAGACGCCCTGGCCCGATTCAACGAGGTGGCCCAGCAGGAGAGCGGAGGCGAAGGCCTTTTCGGCAAAGTCAGCCGCGACGAGGTTTTCAATCAGGTCAAGAGCGAGTTCGGCGCCCTGGATAGAGCAATCGATTCGATCACTCCGAGCGCGGTGGACGCCGCCATGGAGCTCCGTAACGCTGACGTGATCGAGGGCGATCAACCCTCAGGCATGAACGGCGATATCAACAAGTCAATCGCCGACGAGAAACTTGCCCGGGAACAGTTGGACGATGGCGAGCCGGTTAGTGTCTCAGGCGAAGGCGTCGATCCGGAAACGCTGAGAACGCAGTTTGACTCCTTCAGAGATCGTGTGTTTAACCAGCTCCTGGGCGCCGGGTTTAAAGAAAAACTCGCGGCCTATTCCGCTGACCTCTACGACGCTTTCTACAGAACACTGGGAGAGCGGTTAGGCATGAGCGCGGACGAGCTGGAGAAACGCTACGCCCTCAAGGTTCGCAAAGGCGGAAAGGAAACCGCCGAGAGTTTCAGACAGCAAACGAATATGCCTGAGGGTGTCGAATCTCCGGAAGTTGTTCTGAACGACTGTATCCAACAAGATCCAATCTTTACGCTGAATGGCGACGAGTTTTCTTCAGGTAGCGGCAATCTTTATCAAGAGGTGGCTGACTTCTTCGCAGAGCAGTACGGTGGCAAAGTCGAAAACCCGATTCTAGGGGAAGTGAAGTTAAATAAGGCGGCCGTAAAATCTTCCGCTTCTCATGGATTGGGCCGTAATAAAGTTATGGCCTTCATGGCCGTCCCTGAAGTTATAAAGAGCGGAAAGATTTTCGACCACCAGAAAAACTGGAAAGAACGTCGATACGATACATGGGTGCTAGCCGCGCCAATTTTAATTAAGGGGAAGAAGTACGTTTGCGAAGTGATCGTCATTGATACGGGCGAACACAAGCGATTCTATTTACACGAGGTTACGCCGATTGAAGATGTCGTGACCACTATCCAAGACCCATACCCGGGGGTTGAGCAGTCACGACCTGCCGGGCCAGTTAGGTCTATTTTAATTCAGAGATACTTTGAAGACAAGGCGGCCGCGGCTAAAGAGGCAGAAGTTAAAGCCACGCAGACTCAAGGCGAAGTTTTGCTCCAGAGTAAGCTCAAATCCGAAGACGCCCGCGGCATGTACACGCCCGCTGAGAAGATGATTACTTTGTTCGGCACGGCAGACGAATCGACTTTCGTCCATGAGTCCGGACATTACTTCCTGGACGTTATGACGGACGTGGCAATGCGCTCCGACGCGCCCGAGCAGGTGAGGGCCGACATTCAGACCCTTATGGATTGGTTCGGCCTCAAGGACCTCGACGAATGGAACGGCTTATCGCTCGAAGAAAAGCGGCAATTCCACGAGCAGTTTGCCCGTGGCTTTGAGCAGTACCTCCGTGACGGTGTCGCACCGTCCTCCAGGCTGGAGGCGATCTTCAAGCAGTTCAAGGACTGGCTCGTGTCGATCTATAAATCTGCCGCAGACTTAGACGTCGAATTAACGCCTGAAGTCCGAGACGTCTACGCCCGAATGCTCGCAACTGACAAGGAAATCACGGCCAAGAGCGAAGCGGATTCTCCGAGCCTATTTGGAGAAGACTTCGGCCGGACGGTCACTCAAGTTGTCGATAACACCAATTTGCCGGACGAGACCAAAGCCGTGATTAAGGACGCCCTGGAGACTTTAGGCATTAAGACCGAGCAGGCGCCGGATCAAAGCAAGTTGGCAGGCGTTATGACGGATGACGAATTTGTCCAAAGTCGCTTTGGTCTTGACATGGAGAAGTACGGAGATATGCCGATATTGGACGAGAACGGCAACGAGACCACACCGCGCGAGATGGTAGCCGGAGACCTGGCAGCGGCTGAGCAGTTGGAGAAGGACGCAAGCGGAATGTCCCGCGCCGCGCTTTGTATGTTTACCAATAACGCCTTCGATTAAGGATTAGAAAATGGCAAAAGGCTTAAAGAAAGAATGTTTGGACTCGGTTAGCCAAGTTATCGGCCGACAGCTCACCGCGAAAGAGGGCGAGGACATTGTCCTTAACATTAAAAGCAAGGTGCTCGATATCCGGAAAACTGAGCCCAACCTGACCAAGGACCAATATGTCGCCAAGGCCGCCGCGCTCGTGGCACAGGATATGCAGTACCGGGCCACCCGTATGAAGGTCAACGCACAGCGCCAGGTGATCGCGCTCGCCGCTATGCAGAACTACACCGCCGACATGCGGGCCAAGGGACTGAGTGCAAACTCGGCCGCCATGAGGTATTTGGATAAAGTCGACAAGCACGCGGTGGGCGTATCCAAAGAATACGCCTCGGAGTTGGTGGACACCCTCCAGGCCGCTTGCCCTAAGTTTTTCGGCTTGATCGAAAACGATGACGCAGTCGCGGGGATCCTAGCGGAAATCTCCGGCGTCGACACCAAGAACGCAGACTATAAGAAAGCGGCGCAGGCCTGGATCCAATGTACGGAGAAAATGCGTGAGCGCTACAACCGTGCGGGCGGAGACATCAGATCCCGTGAAGATTGGATCATGCCGCAGACCCACAATCAGGGCAAGGTGCTTAATGCAGCCAGAATCCTGGCGGAAAAAACGCCGAAGAGTTTTGCAAGGCGAGCGGCCGCCGAGACCAAAGGAGTAGTGGATAGATTTAAAAAGCGTAATCCCGAAGCGAACCGTGACGCGTGGGTTGACTTCGTTTTCGAGCGACTGGATAAGACTCAGTACCTCGACGATAACTTACAGCAAATGAACGACGTGGAGATAAAGAACGTCCTCCGGGAAGCGTACATGTCCATCACCGGGAATGGCGACCAGCATCAGAATGCAGTTGACGCAAAGCCGAGCGGCAGGGGCAAAGCGAAGTCGGAACAGCGCCAGGAGCACCGCACGATTCACTTCAAAGACTACAAGGCCAGGATCGAATATAACCGCATGTTTGGGCAGAACCCGTCGATCTTCGGCACTATGCTGTCGCACGTCAGCGCGATGTCACGAGACATTACGCTCCTGGAGGAAATGGGACCGAGCCCTACGAGTACTTTCAACACGTTGAAACGCTCGACGGAAATCCTTAACAATCAATCCAACTATTTTCTGGGTTACAGTGTGCCGACAAACGACCTCATGCTCGATGCGATGTGGACAAACTTAAAGGGCAGTCGAGGCCTCAAGCACGAAACCTTTGCCGCTATCATGCAGGGCGTCCGTAACCTCCAGGTAGCGGGCAAACTCGGCGGTGCTTTTATTACGAGCATGTCTGATATTGCTACATACTTTCACATGTGTCATGTCAACCGCATGCCCTTTGCTCAGAGCGCGATGTTCTTAGTAAAGTCGCTCAACCCGGCCGATAAGAGGGATATTGCTTTTGCCGCCCAAGCGGGCGTGATCGGAGACGTTTTCAACTCTGCCGTTAATAGATTCGTCACGGACAATATGAGCCAGGGCGTAACCTCCAAATTGGCAGACGCCACCATGAGGGCCTCACTCCTGTCGCAATGGACAGACGGCATTAGAAGAGGCGCCGCGCTCACGGCCATGGCCTTCTACACGAATGCCCGGAAGTACGACTGGAATACATGCGACGGCTGGCTTAGAGAGCGCCTGGAAAACTTTGGCCTCGATGAGACGTTTTGGAAGGTCATTCAGAAGGCGCCGGCTGAGAAGTTCGGCGATGCTGAGTTTGTCACTAAGAACAGCATTCTTAATATCTCGGATGCGGACTTGGCCACGCTTGGAATCTCTCGCCACGCACTGGAGAAGTACGCCTCGGATTATTTGGCCTTTGTTTTCGATGACGCGCACATGGCCTCCCTTCAGCCTGACCTCTACACGCGAGCGGCCTCTAATTGGGGCTTAGCTCGCGGCACAATCCTGGGAGAGTTGTGGCAGAGCTTTTTCTTATTCAAGTCTTTCCCCACTGCGATGCTGACTCGTCATTTTCAGAGAGCTGGGGATATTTACCGATATAAGAAGCGTAACGGTGCGAGGTACCCGAGAGCTTCGTGGATAGGCTATTACAGTACGCTGATTCTTGGTACAACCATGATCGCCGCGGTTTCCAATATGTTTAAAGACCTGCTCAACGGTCAGGACATCCAGGATCCCTTCACCACCGACAATATCGCCAGGGCGTTTACGTCCGGAGGCGGAGCCGGTTTTGCCGGAGATATTTTTGTTTCTTCTATGGGCGATTACAAGTACGGGCACCCGAATGTTTATAACGCTTTCGGGCCTGTAATTTCTTCCGCCCTGGACGCCGTGGAGATTTTCGACAAATACAAGGATGACCGCGATATTGGCGCCAACGTCCTGCGCTTTGCCAAGAGCAACATCCCGATGGTTAATCTTTGGTACACCAAACAGCTTCTTAATCACGCGGTATTTAACCAACTTCAGGAGATGATGAATCCCGGGTATCACAGACGTATGGAGCGCAAATCCATGAGGATGCGGGGGACGGGATACTGGTGGCAGCCGACGAGCGCAATGCCCGGACGACTCCCGCGTGTAGCCAAATCCAAGGACCGCTGGGAGATTATGAAATAGTGCGCATTGAACTTTTGGGGACTTTTATATTTTTCTTCAAATCGAGGATAGATATATGGTTCCTGAAAGTAATCGCAAAGCGGGTCCGTTTACCGGCACGGGGCAGACGCAGTTTGATTTTGACTTCTACATGCTGAGCGCCGATGACGTTGTCGTCATTGTGGCTGACGCAGACGAAAACGAAACCACGCTGAGTAAAGACGCCTACACTTGCACGCTCAACTCCGACCAGAATACGACACCGGGCGGGCGCGTGACTTTAAAGACTGCATTGGCCAGCGGGCATAAGCTCGCAATCTGCAGCGGGGTCCCGTATACCCAGAATCTTAATCTGACGATGTACGGGAATTTCAACCCGACCTCGATCAATAAAGAAGAGGACCGCCGCGTTATTCAGATTCAGCAGCTAGCCGAACAGATGCGCCGCTGTCTCACGGTCCCGATCACTAAGGGAAAAACTCCGGAACAAGTTCTCCGGGAGATCCTGGAAATTGCCGCGACGGCTAACGAGTACGCCCAACTCGCAGGCGAAACATACCAGCAGGTCATCCAGCTCAAAGACGAATTAAACGCGCTCGTCCCTACGCTCAAGGCGGCCCTGGAAAGCGAAGCGGATGACCAAATTGAAGAGATCGCACAGTTCGCCCAGGGGCAGATCGCCGCGATTCTCGACTCCACCAATGCGCTCCTGGCAGAACAGCTTGACCAGATTAACTCGGCGGCAAACTCGGCTCTGACTTTGAATCGCCTGCTTTGTTCTGAAGCGGTCAAAACGTTCAACGTAGACACAGCCTCCGGATCGACGATCACGCTACCCAACGACATTCAATACGTGGTCGGCATGAACCACCTTCGGTTATCTCTCAACGGCACGATTTTATATCCGGAACAGCAATACGAAGAGGTCGGCCAAACAAGCCACTTATCCACTCAAGTCAAACTCTTGTTCCCTGCCAAAGCGAATGACCGCCTCGAAGTTTGGGTGATCCCGATTGGCGGAACGATTGACGAGGAAACCGGAGAGGTTACACCGGAAGCTGGCGTCGCTTGTAACGCCGAGACCTGGACGCTGACGGCCGCAATCACTGCCGGCACTGCAATCACTCTGCCGAACAGCATGAAATACGTCGCGGGCAAGAAGCACCTCCGACTCTCTTGGAACGGCATTCTCTTAATCCCGGTTATCGACTGGAATGAAACAGGTGCCACGGGCACTGAGAGCACACAGATCAAAGTGAATTTCAATCTGGCGGTCGGAGATGTGCTCAATGCGTGGACCGTGCCTTATGACCACGGGGAACCTTCTACTACTGAGGCACGCCTAAGCGCTCTGGAAGATTCGCTCGCAGATCTGTCAGCTCGAGTTGTCTATAAGGAATCGAATAATGGCTCTTAATACAAAGCTATATGGCAAAAACGGGGAAACGCAAACCCAGCTCAACCCTGAGACCGTTGCGGCTCAGGTCATTATCAATGACGCGGCAGGCGTGGGTTCCAACGTCGAAGCTGAGATTGAAAAGCTCCGGACAGATGTGGCCGCTTTAATCAATGGCGGTGTCGTATTTAAAGGTGCGCTGACTACCGCAAGCGGCTTGCCCACTGTCAGCTATAAAGCAGGCTGGCAGTACATTGTGCAGGACGCTGGCACTTACGCAGGTAAGGTCTGCGAAGCAGGCGACTTCATTGTCTGCGTTAAAAACTATGCGTCGGGGAGCGCCTCTAACAGCGATTGGGCCGTGTTGCAGGTCAATATCGTTGGCGCAGTAACAGGCCCCGCGAACTCAGTCGCAAACCATGTCGCCGCGTTCGACGGAACTAGCGGCAAGATCATCAAAGACAGCGGCTACACGATTGGCAAGAGTGTGCCTGCGGACGCTGAGTTCACCGACACGACTTACGCACCCGCGACATCTGCCGCCGATGGTCTGATGACTGCCGCGCAGTTCACGAAACTCGGAGGTATTGAGGCAGGCGCAGACAAGACCGACAGGGACAATGTGGCGGCCGCAGGTGCTTTTATCAAGGCTACCGATACCGCAGACGGAATCTCTGACGGTACTTCCAAAGTGATGATGACGGCAACCGAGCGCACGAAGTTGAACGGTATCACTGCGGCCGCCGAGGTCAACCAGAATGCGATTTCCCAGGTGGTTGTCGGTTCCACGACGATCACGGCCACGGACAAGACCGACACGCTGAAATTGGAGGCGGGTACGGGAATCAGTCTCGCCGCGGCTACGGCGGACAAGAAAGTGACGATCAGCGAGGCTTATGTCGATAGCTGTATTGTCAGCAACCTCGACGACGTGCCTGCGAATTTACGTGACGGCGGCCTCATCATTTTGAAGCAATAGTATGGCTACGTATTCGGCTTTCATTAACGACAACGGCACGGCGGTCCCGTTCCCGGGAGTCCCGTCCCCGGGAGGAGCGGCGTCCACCGTGCAGGCGGTTGTCAGCACGTCTCGGAGCGCGTCGATTACTTCTTTCGACACGCCGCCCTATGTGGTTGGAAGCCACGAGCTACAGGTTTTCCTGAACGGTCTTCTGTGCGTGGAAGGCACGGACTACACCGAGACGGCCAGCGGCAAGATCACGTTCTCCTCTTCTATCGGAAAGAACGAGCATATCGCCGCGATTGTTACCAACGGCCAAGACTCCGTACAGGTGGCCGTCAGCCAAAGCCGACCTACAGCGATTGCTTCAGGCGAAGCTTATGACGTGCCTGAGCACACCGTTGGCGGCAACAAATTGCAGGTGTTCGTGGACGGCCTGCTGATAACGCCGACGATCGACTATCAGGAAATTTCTCAAACACAGATTGTTTTTAACGACAGTGTGCCTGCTGACAGGCAGATTGTGATTTATAGGAGATAGCAATGGCCTTACCAATATTGCTACAGAAGTTGTTTGCCAATAGCGGCGTAGGACCGAAACTTCGTCCGGACATCATGCCAGATTCTGTTTTGCTTAACACCGCGCAGACAGGATTTTCGAGCACTGAAAAATCTCAAGCCCGCACAAACATTGGCGCCGCTGACGCAAGCGACGTGGTGAAGCTCTCGGAACAAACCATTGAGGCAACTGACAAAGAACAGGTCTATACGAACCTCGGACTAATTCAAATGTTTAAAGAGCTTTGCTTGGAAAACGGAGCTACTCAGACAGAGATCGACGAATTGGAGTAAATGAGAGATGACGCTTACTGAAATCAAACAGAAGTATTTGGCCGAGGCAATGGCTCGACCCATTGAGAAGTATTGCATTCGCGACCACGAAGGGAAGATTGTCGCAAGGAGTAATTCTCCCGTTGTCCACGTATTCAATAATGAAGAGGATGACGCATACGCCGCTGAGCATTACCAGCTCAAGGAAGTTTTTAATGGCATGAAGTTTTGGTACGGCGAGGAATCTCCGACAGGACTTTATCAATCGGCTGACGGTCAGTTCTACACAGAATCCGAGTTGCCTGAAAACACCGACGCATTCTGCAAAGAGCGCTACAGCAACGAGGTTAAAGCCGAGCGTAACGCAAGAATCTCGGACACCGACGACTATGTGAAGTTGCCTGACATCACCGTGGCAAGAAGTGCAGGAGCCAAGCGCAGTGCCTTAGAGGACGCTGACAGAATCAGTCTTGAGACATACAGACAGGCGCTCAGAAACCTGCCAGAAGTCGAAGGTTTCCCGTTTGTGGCGTGGCCTGTATTTCCGACTGCACTTGCCTATGAGTTACAGCAGAAAGTCAATGCAAGACAAACAATGAGACAAGGAGGTTTTTAAATGGCCTTATTGAAATCTTTAATTCAGCGGTTGCTCGATAGCCGAACGGCAAATGCAGGAGGTGCATTATGCTGAAAAGTTTATTGGGCCTCCTGCTTTCAAAGTTCTACAGCAAACAGGAATCAGAGCTTGTCGCACATCAGTCGCTACCTTCGACGAATAGTACTAATCTGTTTTCCAATAAAAGCGTTTCTGATTGGGCAACAGTTGCTACAGGAGTTGCTCCGCATGATGGCTTTCTAGTTCTTAATGCAAATGGTGATGGAACAAGTGATACCGCCTCAATATTTGTCTCTACGCCGTGTGTACATTCATTTATTGAGTTTCCGTTCCCATCGGCAGGATGTTCCACATGGGCTCCAATTGCAAAAGGAGAAGCGTGGGCGGTCCAAGGTTCCAACGCTAAAAAAATATCTTTAGACTTGCGTAAAACCATCGGGGGGGGGTATCAGCTCTTAAGAAATTTATTCTGCAAGGAGGTGTGCTATGTCGCTTAAGCCGCTTGTGCAACTCTTTGCGAAGAAGTTCTTGGTTAGCAAGAAGGAGTGGGTGGCTGACCAGTCGGCTCATATTCCTTCGTCCGCTACAGAAATTACCGTCACTCCTGACGGAGAACGCCACACCTTCACAATGCCTTACACGGGCCTCGTGGTTCTGCAATGTTACGGCGTCACGTTTGCAGGACTTAACGGATTTAACATGGTCAATCTCGGAGCGGGAGCAAACGGCAACATCTGCGTTTCTCTTTATTCCAAGAAAGGCAACATTGTTTCTTACGAGATTGGCAAATCCAACAACTTCGGAGCCGCAAACTTGTACGTCTATAAGACTTACGGTAGCCAATAACCTGAGTATTGGAGGTGCGTCATGCTGAAAACGTACCTCCAACTGCTCCTGAATAAGTTCACCAAGAAGTCTGAATTTAACTCAATGCTGTCTTCGGCTTTTATCTACACGGGAGAAACTAGCCTCACTCAAGTTCCAATTTCAGCTAGTTCTGGCGAAGTCTCCACGTCAAATCCCGTGATAGTGCCGTTTGACGCTTACATGACTGCTTATTCTGAAAAGCCTTCAGACTTAATAAATAACGCTTATTGGGCGGTAGTAAATATTAATGGTCAGGACTTTGTTTACTCAACTTCTTATGGCGATAGCGGCGGTGTTCAAACTCCTCCGATACTTGTACGAAAGGGAGATACGGTAAAAGTCCGTGGCTATTTCATACTCAAAGCCGGACAAGGCAAAGTGCTCCGCTTCTTTAAATTCAATCGTTAACCGCTCCGCCCCTCACTTCGAGGGGCTTTTCGTTAGGTGTGCGCATTGAAAGAAAAAGCGCTCATAACATGGTCCTGATACTTGAAGCCGACACAATGGTTGACAATGCGAGGAGCCGTTGCGTTGAGGCCTATCGAGTTAGCCAAAATGCAGAACGTAAACCTCAAGGACGATATGTGGCAGGACCTTTTCAATATTGTGCGCGATCTGGACGCCAATGCGATACGCAACTTTGTTGTCGGTATCGGCAGTCTTCTCAGCGGCCTAGTCGCAAGCGTGATGGGCGAGCACCTCTTTCTCTTTAATTGGCTTTTCGCTTTCGTTGTCGCGGATTATCTGACAGGCCTTTACGCAGCAAAAGTCACGCACACGCTATCGTCACGTGTCGGATTAAAAGGGATCCTGCGCAAGTTTGCCATCTTGTTCACGGCCATCGGCTTCCACGGCATTGACCAGATTCTCTCCATGCCGTTTATCGGCGCCTGGGCGATCGGTGCCTTATCCGTTAATGAACTCATATCTATCTTGGAGAACGTCGAGAAGGCGGGCCTGGGATCTGTCATCCCTTCCAGGTTCAGGGTCATCCTGGATTCAGTACAGCAACAGCAGAACAAGAAAGTCAAAGAGAAGTTGGGCGTGAACGAGCCTAACCTAAAAGGAGAAAATCCCAAATGAGAAAGCAAAATTTAATGCTATTCCCTCCGGAACTCGCAGCCGAGTTTGTGGCTGAGCAAGAGGCCTTCGAGGCTGAAGCCTATAAGTGTCCAACCGGGCATTGGACGATTGGATTCGGTCACGCTCAGAACGTCCACAAAGGAGATGTCATCACCAGGAGTGAGGCCTACGAGCTTTTAGACCGAGACCTTCAGCGCACCCAGGAGGAGCTTGCAACGCTTATCCATATCGACATCAACGAGAATCAGTTTATCGCCCTGATGTCGTTCGTCTACAACTTCGGTCTGACGAAGTGCAGGACTTACAGATTGTTCGGAATGATTAACCGAGGCGAGTGGGAGAACGTGCGCACCTGGTGGCCGAAGTATTGCAACCCGGACAATCCTGTTGTCACGAAAGGGCTGAGGGATCGGCGTATGAGAGAGCTGAATTTATTCTTCTCTTAAAAATTAAAACCGCCCAGTGTTGGAGCACTGAGCGGAATACAAAATATTTGAAAAAGATATTTTATGAGTGAAATTATATCAGTTATAGGCGCCGTTATCGTCGGCTTTGTGGGGGTCTTAGCACCGATGTTGAATAGGGATTTACGTCAGAACAGGATGACGGTACTAGAACTTTTTATCGGTTACGCCGTGGCCGTACTGACTGTAATAGTGCTCGTGTTTGTGCTTCTTCGCGGCTGGTATTTATTTGCAATAGAGTTTGGTTATCCAATATTTCCGACATGGCCAAGAAGAACGACATTCGATTGGCTACTTGACGCAGTTGTAACCACTGTCTCAGTTGCTGTCTATGCCTGCCTTTACGTCCACGAGTTCTACGCAAGAACAAACGACTGTAAGTATCTAAGTTCTGAGGCCCGGCATAAGAAATGGACGACGGTAGCTTGGGCCTACGGTGCGGTCGCGTTAATCAGCTTCCTTTATCAACTCTTTAAATATTATCCAAACCCATGGTAAGAATAATCGCGATCGCTCTTGTGGTCGTTTCCGCATACTTCTACGGCTTCCATCAGGGGCAGAACAAGGAGGAACTCAAAAATGCCCGTGCTCAAATATCAACGCTCGAGAGAACGATTGAGGAATTCAAAGTCAAGCAGACGAGCGACGCAGTTGCTTTATCTGAGCTTAGGCTTGCTGAGTCTGCTTCTCGTGATGAGCTTGACCGGATGCGCAGCCAGCTCGCAGACATTGAGAGAATGTCCAAAACCAACACCGATAGGGAACGTAATAGATGTCTCCGCTTGGCAGTCAGATACAAAGAGGTTGTCGACCGAGCTGACAGAGCTATTAAATTCTGCGCAGAAAACCACAAGTAATAAATAGTCTTGCGGAGTTGGCATACCAACCTGATGCATTAGCAGATTGGTGGACATTTTGGTGGACATTTTAAAATATCCGTCTGAAAGGCCCTCTAATCCATGTGCTTTCACGGACTCCCTTTCCGCCATTTTTATGCTTAGTTCCCCGTCAACACATTTTCTCCTCTCTACGAAGGCTTCGGCATTTCAGAGAAAACTGATAGTATCTTTAATAGCTTTATTCTTGTTTAGAATCGTTCTTTAAAAGCTTAGCAGTAAGCCGATTAACGTAATGTTATAACCATTTTAAGTGAGTTCCCCGCGCAAGCGGGGATGAACCGGCAATGTCACGAGAGTGGCTCCGTGGTCCGAAGAGTTCCCCGCGCAAGCGGGGATGAACCGATTGAATGACGCATCAAACATCTTGAAAAAGCCGAGTTCCCCGCGCAAGCGGGGATGAACCGCTCAATCTGCTTGGCTTCAGCTTCAGACATGGCGAGTTCCCCGCGCAAGCGGGGATGAACCGCCTGCATCGATCAGGTTTATAACGGAGAACCCGAGTTCCCCGCGCAAGCGGGGATGAACCGACCAATCAAGCGCACCTGTATCGCCATTCTTTCGAGTTCCCCGCGCAAGCGGGGATGAACCGGCGACCGTGGCCCGCGATGATGCCCTGATCTGAAATATTGCAGGATTTAGAGTATCTAGCAGAGGCCGACCTCTGGACTAAGGGCGACCTCTCTAGAATTCTGTTTCTTCTTCATCTTCGTAATCCTGTTCCTTTTCGGGCTCAGCGTCAGGGACAGGAACCCCGAGGGCTTCAA